ATCCTTATGTGACCATAGACCACGAAGAATCGCTGAATGCCGATTACCTGTCCGAGAGGATGGATAACCGCATGGTCTATCTGTCGGTCTGGTCACAATACCCAGGTCAAAAAGAGGTTAAGTCAATAATGACCTCTATCGACACCGCTTTAAACAACGTCAAGTTAACACTCACCACAGGCCGCATTGTGTCTATGCGGGTGATGTCCAAAAGAACCAACAGGGACTTGGACGGCATTACCTACATGGGCCAAGTGCGGGTAAACATCATCACCGAACACTGATTCACCCAAAGACACCAAGCCCGCCAATCGGCGGGTTTTTTATGACTTTTATTTAACCAACGCTCTCCGGATAATTAACGCGAGGACTAACACAATGAATTCCATCTATCTGCCTGTCTGAAATGCACCTGAAAGGCTTCGGCATGGATGGCATCGTCGGCGCAGAGCGCAACGACTATGCGCGGGAGTCCTACGGCCTGAGCGTAGCGGCGGAAACCTACGCGGCCAAGCAGTTCGCTAACGGTGGACGCCCTGGCGGCGTATTAACCCTCGACCAATTTCTGACAAAAGAGCAGCGCGACCAAGTGCGCGATATTTACAGCGGATTGTCAGAAGGCCCAGCGAACGCCGGGAGCCTGTGGGTTCTTGAGGGCGGCATGAAGTATCAGGCTTTGGACTTTGACGCCAACCAGATGCAAATGATCGCCACCAGAGCGCACCAGCTCTCAGACGTGGCCCGTTATTTCAACATGCCGGACGTTTTGATCGGTGCGGGATCAACCAATAGCAGCGCGTGGCCAGCGGCGTTTGAGCAACAAATGCTGATGTTCCTGACTCACACCATTCAGCCGTATCTGGACGAGTGGGAAAGCGCCATAAGGTATTCGCTGATTCCGCCAACCTCAGATATTAACGTGGATCACGACCCCGGCCCGCTGGTCAAGATGGATTCCCAGGCCAAGGCGGCGTTTCTGTCGTCGCTGGTACAGAATGCTCTTATGACCCGCAACGAGGCCCGCAAAATCCTCAACCTCAAAGAGATGGAAGGCGGCGACGAACTGACCGCCCAGACCAATCTCGTACCTCTCGACAAATTAGGTGAGCAAAATGCTGCACAAAGCCAACCCGCTGGATCAGTGTAATCTCAAGTTTTCAGGCGGTGAATCAGAGTACACCATTACCGGGTACTTGGCCGTCTGGAACAAACATGATTCAGTTAATGACCTGATTCAGAAAGGGGCAATGGACAGCGCCAACGGCAAAACGCTGCCCCTGTTTTTCAATCATCAACACCGTGACGTTCCGCTCGGATCAATGAAGGGCGAATCGGACAACCACGGTTTTTTGATTCAGGCGAACATCAACCCTGATCACCCCTTGGCCAAGGCCATCCACACCGGCATGAAGAGGGGGGACATTAACGGCCTATCCCAAGGCTTCACCATGCAAAAAGGCTGGTATGTCCAGAACGAAAAAGGCGGGCGCGATATCTCCCGGCTGGAGTTGAAGGAGGGTTCAATTGTCACATTCCCTTGTGAGCCTTCGGCGCTGATTACGTCAGTCAAGCAGGAGTTGCTAGACCAGCTCCAAACAGTAAAAGATTTGGAGGATCTACTTCGCGAGGAAGGCGGTTTCTCCAAATCAATGGCTTGTGCAATCTTGAGCCATGCTAGACGCATTCTTGCGGGTGAGCCGCAGGGGGTGGTTGAGCAAATCAAGGCGCTCGAAGTTAAGTTAGCCGTGGACGACAGTTTGTCATCCATCCAAACGGCGCTTTCCAAAATCACGCTTTAACAAAACCCAACCATCCAATGACCCGCTTCGGCGGGTTTTTTCATTTCTGAGGAATACAAAATGAGCAATCAAACCCTGGACAATGCAGAAGTCATTGTCAGCATCAAAAACATCCTTATGTGACCATAGACCACGAAGAATCGCTGAATGCCGATTACCTGTCCGAGAGGATGGATAACCGCATGGTCTATCTGTCGGTCTGGTCACAATACCCAGGTCAAAAAGAGGTTAA